CCGAGGTTATCAACGGTCTTTCAACATTAGTGCGCCCATCAATTGATGCAATCTCTCGCGGTGTCTTGCCAGATGCAGGCATGAGCTTTGAGATTCCAAAGATTACGGTTGCGCCAACGGTTGCAATCACAGCTGAAGAAGCAGCACCATCAGAAACCGACCAAAATTCGGCTTTCGTCACGGTGAGTGTTCAGAAATTTGCGGGACAACAGACCTTCAGTTTAGAGCTCCTTGACAGATCTTCGCCATTATTCTTTGAAGAATTAATCAAGAACATGGCTGCCGCATATGCTAAGGCAACAAATGCCGCCGTCAATAACGCACTTATCTCTGGCGCAACACTAGATGCAACAACTGTTGCAACTTATCCAACTGCTGCTGAACTTCTTGGCATTGTCGCTCGCGGCGCTGCAAGCGTTTATGGCGCAACACAAAAGTTCGCATCAAGCCTTATCGCATCAAGTGGTCAGTGGTCAAATATCATGACACTTAATGATTCAGGTCGTCCAATCTATAACGCGCAACAGCCACAAAATGCTGGCGGCGTAGTTAGCCCAGATTCAATTCGCGGCAATGTTGCAGGTCTAAATCTTTATGTAGATTACAACAATGGCGGCGATGGCGATGGCACTTTGCTCGTTGTCGAGCGTGAGGCATACACATGGTATGAATCACCAAGTGTTAAGCTCCAGACCAACTTAATCACCAGTGGTCAAATCCAGTGCATGTATTACGGTTATGGCGCTATTGCAACAAAGATTGCAGCAGGCGCATTTAAGAATAACAAGGCTTAATAGCCACCTAGTCATGGGCTGATTCGCTCCTGAGTCAGCCCAGCAGAGTCGAAAGGATCAGAGCTAATGCCAGCCATTATCACAGCTACACAGTTGCGCAATGTGCTAGGCGTTAGCTCTGCTCTTTACAACGATGCTTATCTAGATCAAATTATTGACAGCGCGGAAGACATAATCTTGCCGATGCTGGTGCAGAATAGTTCAAAGGTTGCTTTTGTAAGCCTAAGCAATAATGTTGCTTATTACTTTACAGTGCGCCCACACGGCTTTACCACAGGGCAAAGCTTGGTCATTTCAGGATTGCCAGCGATATTCAACGGCACAAAGACCGTCACAAATGATTATAGATTTATAGGCGATTACTCGCCGCAATATGGTTATCCATACCCATTCTTACCAGCAGGCTTTAACAGCACTTATGTCAATCAAGTATTCTCAGCCGCCGTCACGAATGCAGATGTCGAGCTTCAGCCAAGCATTCCGCAAGGCACAGCATTCTTATCAGGCTACAACGCAGCGAGCTTATACGCTAACACGCCAGCGGTTGAATCTGCCGTCTATGTAGTCAGCACAGAGATATTTCAATCCCGACTCTCGATAGGCGGTCAGCTTGAGGGCGTTGATTTCACACCCACGCCATTCCGTCTCGGCAGATCGTTGCTATCGAGAGTCCAAGCTTTGCTCGCGCCGTATGTTGATGTAGAAACGATGTGCCAGTAATGCCAGCCAATTCGATTCAAGTAGATGTGCGCGATGCGCTTAAGACTGCATTTACTAACCTAGCTGCATCAACTTACAACAGTGTGCCAGAGTCAGTCATAAGCCCTGCGATTGTCTTAGTCCCGGGATCGCCATACTTTGAGCCACAATTACTTGGCAAAGCTAATGTCAAAATCAAAATTAATATAGTGGCAACAGCTATCGTCTCATATAACAGCAATCCAGCTTCTCTGGACAATATAGAGAAGCTAATCATTAGCATTCTGGCGGCTTTGCCTGCTGGATACATCGTAGGCGTGGTAGAGCGCCCACTGGTGACACAAATCGGGGCAGCTCAATACTTGACTGCCGACATCAACATATCTACCTATTACACACAAACCTAAGGAGCAACAATGGCAACGACCGTCATCACGGGGCGCGATCTAGTCTTGACGATCGCTACCAAGAACTATGATGAGCAAGCTTTATCAGCAACGCTCAGCAATGATCCAACTATTGAGACTTATCAGACTCTTTATCAGAAAGCCTACAAACACATTGACGATCAATGGGGTTTTGAGATGGAGATGCTTGCAGACTGGGGCGCAGCAGATTCGCTATGTGAGGCACTTTGGACAGCAGCAGAGACCGCACCTAATACCACTTTGGCAGTGTCATTGACAGCTGTGACAGGTGCAGTCTTCACATTCAATGCAATGCCAGCATTCCCAAGCGTAGGCGGCACATCACCAGATGCACAGACCGTCTCATTCTCATTTGTAGTAGTTGGCACACCTTCAGAGTCATTCACCTAAGATTAGGAGATCAGGAGCATGAAACTAGGACTTACAATCACATATAGCTCAGGCGATACAGTGACGGCAACGGTGCTGCCGCCTGAGTGGGTTAAGTGGGAGATAAAGACAGGGCGCAAGATTACAGACATCAAGGGTGACGACTTGCTGGGAATGTCTGACCTTGCGTTCTTGGCTTATGCAGCTCTCAAGCGAGAAGCTGCTGGCTCACCGTTGAAGCCTTACGATGCTTGGCTAGAGACAGTCGCAGAGATTGATCCCAATGAGCTAAGCCCAAAAGCTACGCCAGTGGCTCAGTCGGACGGCTAGTAGTCGAACTAGCAATCGCCACTGGCATACCGATGCGCGAATGGGTATCGGCTGAAGACATCTTGACGGCTGTGGAGATATTGGAGAAGCGCAATGGCAAGTGATCCGATTAGCTATGACAAGCGCGAGCTTGGCGCAATTAAGCGCGCTTTCAAAGCTATGGACGATCAAGCACTTGCCGAAGCTAAAGAGAAATCAAGTGCTCTAGCTGACTTCTTACGCGGCAAGATTATTTCTGCATCGGCTGGAAGAAGTAAATCTGGCACAGCAGCTAGGCGCATTGCTGAAGGCTCTAAAGTAAGCAAATCGTCAAAGCTTGGCGAATTATCACTTGGCTACGCATCGCAGCGATTCTCTGGCGGTGCGACTACGCAAAGCCTTTGGGGCGGTATGGAATTTGGGTCAAAAAACTTTAGACAATTCCCAAATTGGAATCCGCAAGGCTATTTTATTTATCCCACGCTTAGGGCAAATCAGAATGAATTGGTGAGACAATGGGAAGAATCTTTCTCTCAAATAGTTAAGAGGTTTGAATAATGGCAGGCAATAGAACACTTAAACTGTCAATTCTTGCCGATGTTGATGATTTGCGTAAGAAGTTAGGCGATGGGTCTAAAGATGTTGGAGATTTTGGCGATAAAATCACAAAATTTGGCAAAGTAGCAGCGGCAGCTTTTGCCGCCGCCGCCGTTGCTGCTGGTGCTTTTGCAATTAAATTTGGCAAAGATGCAGTCCTAGCAGCAAGTGATTTGAATGAGACAATTTCAAAAACTGGTGTTTTATTTGGAAAGAATGCAAAAGAAGTTGAAGATTTTGCTAGCAAAGCTGCTACTGCTTTAGGACAATCAAAACAACAAGCTCTAGATGCTGCTGCCACATTTGCGACATTTGGCAAATCTGCTGGATTAGCTGGGAAAGACCTCGTCAAATTCTCAACCGATTTCGTGACATTAGCTGGCGATCTGGCATCATTTAATAACACAACACCAGAACAAGCAATAAATGCAATTGGTGCAGCATTGCGAGGCGAATCTGAGCCATTGCGCGCTTTTGGCGTATTGCTTGATGATGCCAGCTTAAGAGCAGCTGCATTTGAAGCAGGAATAATTAGCACGACTAAGAACGCATTGACACCACAACAAAAAGTCTTAGCGGCACAAATTCTTATTTATGAACAAACAGGTGCAGCGCAAGGTGATTTTGGTAGAACAAGTGAAGGGCTGGCAAATAGTCAAAGAATTTTAGGAGCGCAAATTGAAAATATCACGGTGCAACTTGGCACAGCTTTATTGCCTGTAATCACGGAGGTATTTGGTTTTATTGGTTCTAAATTAATTCCAGCTGTGCAAGGTTTAGCAGATGAATTTGGGCCTAAACTAACGCCCATTTTTAGTGGCATTGTCAATGTAATTAAAAATGATTTATTGCCAATTCTTCAAAAGTGGTGGGGCTTTTTATCTAACACAGTGATACCAGCAATTTCAGCTGTGCTAACGCCAGCATTTGAAGGATTAAAAAGTGCATTTAATACAATAAAAAAAGCAGTAGATGACAACAGAGAAGGCTTTGAAAAGTTTCAGCCAGTGATCAAGGCTGTTGCAGAGTTTATTCGTGACAAAGTTGCGCCGATACTTGGCGGCGCATTTAAGCTTGCACTTCAAGCCATTGGAACAGTCATAGGCGGTTTAGTTTCAGGCTTTGGCAAGCTTGCAGGATTCATTGGCGATGCTTACGAACAATTGCGAAACTTTATAAATCTAATTAAAAATAATCCAGTAGTGAAGGGAATTAGCAGTGTAGTAAGCGGTCTATTCGGCGGCGGCAAGGCAGCAGGTGGCCCAGTCAAGGCAGGCACTTCTTATGTGGTAGGCGAGCGCGGCGCTGAGATGTTCGTGCCAAAGACTGATGGCGTCATAATTCCGAATAACAAAATGGGCGGCGGCAATGTCACGAATCTAAATATCAATGTTACTGGGGCGCTAGATAAAGAAGGGGTAGCTAGGCAGATTGTGGATATTCTAAACAATAGCTTTTATCGTGGCACTTTAGCGGCTGGCTCTATTCTGTCATGAGCCAATGGTCGCCAGTCTGGCGAATCAAGATTGAAGGCGTTGAATATACAAATGTCACGCTGGCAAGCATGTCTATTAGTTCAGGTCGGACAAATATCTATGAGCAGGCTCAAGCTTCTTATTGCAATATAGTCCTAATTAATTCCGATGGATCACTGATAGCGCCAGAGATTAATTATGGTCTGACCGTTGAGGTGCAGGATTCGACAGCCGCCTATGTGCCTATATTCGGCGGCACGATTAGCGACATTGAAGTGGGCATTCAATCGGCTGGCTCGGTTATGTTTGTGCAGAGCATTAAAATCGTGGCAACTGGCGCGCTTGCTAAATTGAATCGGACTTTGACTGAAGGCGTATTGGTCAAAGACTTTGACGGTGACCAGATATACAGCATTCTCAGTGATTTATTCTTAAACTCATGGGCTGAAGTGCCTGCCGCTATTACTTGGCAGGCTTATCAGCCTGCGACCGAGCAATGGCAAGATGCTGAGAATACTGGGCTGGGCGAGATAGATCAGCCCGGAGATTATGAGCTAACGGCTAGAAGCGCATCAACTACGACCGTCTATGCCCTAGTCAGCGCCCTAGCCAGTAGCGGTCTCGGTCAATTGTATGAAGATGCTCAAGGGCGCATCGCATACGCTGACAGCACACATCGCGGCTTATACCTAGCCACAAATGGCTATAAGGAGATACTGGTCGGCGATGCCATTTATCAAGGTGTTAAGACAGTCACGCGCTCTGGCGATGTGCGAAATCAAATTACAATTAGTTATAAAAACAATCAGCAAGAATCAGCCGAAGACTTAGATTCGGTGCGCGAATACGGCAATCTAGCGCAAAGCATAAGCACATCATTAGAGAATAAGGTTGATGCCGAAGATCAGGCACAGTTCTATCTTGATTTGCGAGCCTATCCTTATGCCTTCTTTGATCAAGTGACTTATGAGCTGACAAATCCAATGCTCAGCGATGCTGAGCGCGATGTATTGCTGGAAGTGTTTATGGGCTTGCCTTTGCGTATAACTGACCTACCTGTAAATATGGGCTCACAATTTGAGGGTTATGTCGAGGGCTGGACATTCGCATCAAGCTTCAATAAATTGCAAGTCAATGTCTTGCTCTCGCCAGTCTCATTCTCAACGGTTGCAGAGAAATGGCAATCCGTGAGTGTCGCGGAGCAATGGCAGACCGTATCTAATACACTTGAATGGCAAAACGCCTTCATCGTAGCGTAAGGAGAACAGATGGCTAATCCGACTAGCAACTATGGCTGGCAAATGCCGACCAACACCGATCTTGTCAAAGACCTGCCAGCGGATTTTGAAGTCTTTGGTCAGGCAGTAGATACCGCATTGGGTGATTTATTAGGCGGCACATCGGGTCAAATACTTGCAAAAAATTCAAATACAAATATGGATTTTGTCTGGATTACTAACGATGTTGGCGACATTACGGCGGTGAATACTAATAGCCCATTAACAGGCGGTGGCACATCTGGCGCATTGACTTTGTCATATGATTATGCAGCAGGCAGCAAAGTCACCTTAAATGCACAAACTGCAACTTATACAGTGGTGCTGGCAGATGCAGATCAAAAGCTTGTCACGATGTCCGTTGCTGGTGCGAATGATTTTTTAATTCCAACTAATGCCAATGTCGCATTCCCGACTGGCACAATTATCAATGTTATTCGGATTGGAGCAGGTCAGACAACTATTAAGGCAGTCACTTCAGGCACTACGACAATCTCATCAACGGGAGCAACTGCCACAGCTCCTAAGTTAAGAGCTCAATTCTCGGCAGCTTCTTGCATCAAGGTCGCTACCGACACTTGGTATGTCGTAGGAGATATAGCGTAATGAGTTTAATCGGGATTATTGCTTCATCTCTATCTCAAGTTGATGGTGTTCAATATTTAGTAATAGCTGGTGGGGGCGGTGGAGGTTCTGGCGGTGGCGCTGGTGGTGCTGGTGGATACAGAAACTCTACAATTGGAGAAACTTCTGGCAGAAACTCAAGCCAAGAATCTATTTTTAGACCGACACTAAGTACTAATTACACAGTGACAGTTGGCGCAGGTGGTGCAGGTGGTCTTGGGGTTGATGAATCGCGCCCCGGAACAAATGGTAGTAATAGCGTTTTTGCAACTATTACTTCTACTGGTGGCGGTAAAGGCGGCGGCTCAATCAGCCCTGCATCCAATAAAAATGGCGGTGATGGTGGTTGTGGTGGTGGGACTTTTGGTGGTAGTGATGTAGCAGGTTTAGGAACTGCTGGACAGGGCTTTGATGCAACAGCCGCTGGTAGAGGCGGTGGGGCTGGTGTGGGTGCTACTAATAGCACATTTAGCGGTGGCGCAGGATTAAGTTCTTTTATTACTGGTTCATCAGTTGGTAGAGGTGGTGGCGGTGCATCATCAAGCGACCAGTCAGGTGGAACAACTGGAACTGCAACAAATGGTGGAGGTTCTGCTGCAACTGCTTTTACAACAAATAATGCAGGAAGTGGAACTGTGAATACAGGTGGCGGTGGCGGCAGCGGCGGTGGTCAAACTGGAATTGCTTATCCTGGAAATGGTGGTTCAGGTGGCTCTGGAATTGTTATTTTAAAATATCCAGATACACAAACTATAACTATTGGCGCAGGTTTAACTGGCACGACCGCCTCTCCTAGTGGTGGATTCAAGGTCACAACAATTACAGCTGGCACAGGAAATGTGAGTTGGGCATAATGGCACATTACGCATTTTTAGATGAGAATAATGTAGTGACTGAAGTAATTGCTGGTATAGATGAAACTGAACTTATTGAAGGTTTAGACACCGAAACTTGGTATGGTAATTTCAAAGGTCAAGTGTGCAAGCGCACTTCATATTGGACTAGAGGCGGCGTTCATTATGGCGATGATGGTAGTTCTGCATTTCGCAAGAATTACGCAGGCATTGGAGATAGTTTTGATGGTATTGGTTTTTTTGCGCCACAGCCTTATCCTTCTTGGCTACTTAATCCAGAGACTTACAATTGGCAAGCACCTGTGCCTTATCCCGATGATGGCAAATGTTATGTCTGGGACGAAGCAATTATTAACTGGGTAGAAGTGCCTTGCCCATGACGATTTACATTGACGGCACAGCGCAACGCTTATGCGAAATCGCATTGGGTGAGATTGGCTATGTTGAAACACCTGACAATATAACAAAATATGGCGAGCACACTAAGGCCAATGGATTGCCGTGGTGTGGATCATTTGTCAATTGGTGCGCGCATCATGCAGGTGTAAAGCTGCCATCAATGGTGAGCACTGCAATGGGCGCACAAAGAATGAAAGATGTAGCTCGCTGGCATACAGAAAATCCACAGGCAGGCGATTTGGCATTCTTCGACTTCCCGAGCGATGGCATAGATCGCATAAGCCACATTGGTATTGTGGTCGCAGTAGCAGGTAAAGAAGTGATTACAGTCGAGGGCAACACAGCGCCCAGCGGTGGAAATCAGCGCAATGGCGGCATGGTCATGCTAAAGACTCGCGCTTATGGCAAAGGCTCGCCGATTGTCGGATTTGCTAGACCAAAGTATTCAGTTAGCACTTTGGCGTATCCTGAAGTCAAGGCAAGCGAGGAAGCCGCAAGCAAAGTCAAAAAGAAAGGCAAAAAAAATGACACAAGTGAAGCTAATACTGGCATCATGGGCAAGATCATTTCTAGCGGCAAGTCTGGCGGTTTATCTCGCAGGGCAGAGTGATCCCAAAGCAATTGCTGGAGCTGGCGTTGCAGCTGTTGCGCCTGTAATTTTGCGATGGCTAAATCCAAAAGATTCTGCATTCGGGCTGTCAAAGCCTTAATCGCAGGTATTCTTGCGCTAGGGGTATCAAGCTGTGGATATGATGGCTGGGTCAGATACCCCTGCCAAGAGTTCGACAACTGGGGCAAAGTCGAGTGCCAGCCGCCAGCCTGCAAAGTCACAGGAACATGCACTGCCGACTTGGTTGGCGACATCGCTGACACGACAATCCCCTAGATATCAACGCCGCTTAAATCCTGAGGACATACACGCTCGACTAATTTTGATTATTGGCGTAGCTCTTTCAGCTGTATTCGTAGTCATAAGCATTGGCATCACATACGCGCTTATATTTGTCACACAGCCAATCGGATCGCAAGCGCCTAACGATGCAGCATTCATTGACCTACTTAAAACAATGGCAATCTTCTTGACTGGCGCTCTTGGCGGTGTTCTTGCAGGCAATGGGTTAAAGTCCAAGCCAAAGCCAGCCGACACGCCGACCCCTGAACATAAGGCTTGAATCTGTCAGGGCTCTGTATCACACTGATACCACAGACACCGAATGTGTGGCTGGATCAGGAGCAACACAATGCACGAATTGGACATGAATATCAGCACAATCTTGACCTGTCTAGCTCTTATGGGCTTGGCGTTCATGATTGGATTTAGTAAGGGTCACGGCGATGGCTGGGACGAGGGCTATTCACGCGGATTTTATCGCGGCAAAAATCGTCAAGCTTCTCAAGTAGGTGATGAATAATGGCTTGGAATCTAGAGAACTATGAAGATGTAAATGCCAGAATAAAGCGCTTTAGAGCTGAGTTCCCATCTGGTCGCTTGGAATGCTACATCGAAGACATCGACATCAAATCAGGTTATATTTTGGTCAAAGCTCTGGCCTATCGCAATTATGAAGATGAGAAGCCAGCAGCTATTGATTACGCCTATGAGGTGCGCGATTCATCTAAAATCAACGCGAACTGGTGGGTCGAGAATTGTGTGACATCGGCATACGGTCGCGTGATTGGCGCTTTAACGCCTTCAGATGCTCGACCTACGAGGCAAGACATGGAGAAGGTGCAAAGGATTGAAGACGACCATAAAGGCCGTCAGAATGCCGCACATAGCCTATTAACGGCCTATGAGGTAGAGCAGATGAATGCCAAGTCTGCGACCGAGGCAATGCGCAATCCTGTGCCATCTATGGCTGAGGCAATAGAGAGTCTGCAAGCAACGCTAGGCGCTGAAGTCGTAAGGCAATCGCCTCTCTGCAAGCATGGTCACATGATTATGAAATCAGGCATATCGGACAAAACGGGCAAGGCTTATCAGGGCTACACCTGCCCATCAAAGTCGCGCCAAGATCAATGCCCACCGATATGGTTCAAAGAAGTTGATGGTCAATGGCTAAGCCCAGCTGATTATCAGGATTATCTTCAGGAGCGCGCGCGATGAAATACACATTGACTCAAGAGCAGATTATTCGGTGTAGCCAAATAGGTCGAATAAGAGCCGAGCGATACCTGCCACAATTTATGGAGCAATACAATCGCAAGGCTGACAATCCCGGGGATTGGAAGCGCCTCAAGGGCAACTTCTTTCAATTCTGCCAAGTGCAGATGGAATCAGTTGCAGCTGAGTTAGCAGTAGGCAACTACTTAGGTCTTACCTATGGCGATTTAGGAGATGAACGATTCAAATCTCGCGCAGATGTAGGCTCTAACATTGAGGTCAAATGGACTAGATACGATGAAGGCTCTTTAATTATTGTGCCGCGTGATAGAGAGACTGACATTGCAATTCTAGTCACAGGATCATGCCCTACTTATAGCATTAAGGGTTGGATACCAATTAGCATTGCTAAGCAAGATCGCTACAAATCTACCAAAGACTCATCATGGTGGGTTGGTCAAATACATTTGCGATCTATTGACACATACAAAAAGTCGTCATCTTATGTGCCAATTCCAGCACCAGTGGCTTGAAACTTTAGCCCTTGACATAGAGCAGCTTTATCTCATTGACGAGGGCTCAGAGTTATCCACAGATGTTGAAAGAATCGTGGCCTATGTAAGAGCGTGGAGAAAGTAAATGTCCGATATGTCTAGAAACTCTCAATTCTTCACGCTCATGCTTGACAGCCTCGCTATGCTCCGAGGGCTTGCGCGAGCCGCTTCGCGTGTTAGCTCGCTAAGCAAACGCATCGGGGGGCTCTCTATGCTCTTAGCCTTTGCGGCTCTCGCACTTATACATACACCAGCTAATGCAAATGCTAATCATCAAATGAATCTAAAACTTTATGCACATAATTTGATAGATGATTGGAATGAATTTACATGCTTTGTAGAGCTTATACATAGAGAATCATCATGGAGATATTGGGCTGTCAATGGCTCACACTATGGACTAGGACAAATGCGATCAACTTGGTATAGAGACCTAACACCTAGACAACAGATAAGAGCTACACTTAAATACATTGATGCTAGATACGATGGACAGATATGTGATGGGGCTTTAGCATCATCATATAAAAGGGGCTGGTATTAGTGTCATCATCACTGCGTAAGACTGGTAGCACATCACAGTGGCGCAAGATAAGGGAGATGGTATTCAAGAGAGATGGTCGCTACTGCTCGACTTGTCTATCTGAACACAACCTAACCATTGATCATATAGTTGAGCGATCTAAGGGCGGCACAGATCATCTAGATAACCTGCGTGTATTGTGCAATAACTGCAACATTGGAAGAAATAAATCACATAGGGGCTTTTTTTTAAGCGATAGGACACCTCCGACCCCGCATGGTTTAATTTCACCACGAAACCGAGCAGACCAAACCAGTTCAAGCCAAGCTCAGACTGAATCGGTATCAC